ATCGGGAATGTCCTTGGCTCTGTCATAGTCTTGTTCAAATACGCGACCGTACCAATACACACTGCGAGAGCCGCACGAATCAGTCCAGTGCAACTTGAAGCCGTTGTGCTCAAAGCTCTCAACGTAAGAACCGTGAGACCGTGAGACAATGACAACTTTGGGCCATTGCGTCCTTTCTTTGATCCATTGATGGCTGAGCCGCCATCCTTGTCCCTCTGCCTCTGCTTTGGCAATACGATCTGCGGCGCGTTCTAGGACTTCAGCTTTTGTTGAGCCGCCGTATGTTGACCCGCCGATCGTTACAGACCAGCATTGTGTCATGCCTTTGAGTGAAACCATGGTTGCGTCCTTGTAACAGCAGTTGTGATTGTGAAAAGTGTAAAGAATTCCCCGACGATTTGTCGGGGGTTTGTGTTACTTAGTGGTGACCTCCTCGATGTCAACGTAGGCGAAATGTAGGCGCTCTGATTGATACTCAAAGGCACGATATGCCTCTTGTTCGTTGACATAAAAGCCGAGGGATTGACGGTGGCCGTCATCAGTCAGGCGGAAGACTTGCCAGGATCTGGTTGTCATTAACCCATGCTCCTGTGGTTGAGAGCGTACCCACCGCACGTGTCCGGCTCGCCGTTGCGTGTGCTGTGTGGTTTGGCTGTGCCCTGCGGCCACATCGCCATGCCTAGGCTATAGACTGCATCAAAAGCCATATCCATCCCACAGCCTTGAGTCTTAAGTGCATCGCGGTTGGTGTCGTATTTGAAACCACACGCGACACACATCAGATAGGTCAGCCTGATGGGTTCGTTGTCAATGATCGTGTAGAAGTCAAACCATCGGGTCATTCCGCTGGCTGACGTGTGACGCCAGACGCTGAACACATTCGAGCCGGGCTTGAGATAGCTGTGCAGCTCGCCTATGGCGGCTTCCTGTTGCGGGTTGCGCTTGGTTTGGGTGGTTGTCATTGGTTTAGGTGTGAGTGGATCCGTCGGGAAGCATGACGCCATGTAATCCGCAATGAGGCAGGATGCCCTCAATCACTACATGGTAAGCGCCAGTGTGGAAGTTGTCCTCAGACTCCTCCACCATCAGACCCTGCATCAGCTCATAGACAGGTTTGCCAGTGGTCATGGACCAATCAGCAAACTTTGCAAGCTGTGCCCTTGTAAGAACCTTGTAATGATCGCCCAGCGTGTTGTCCGGGCCGTCAAGTAGCTGTGCTCTATATCTCATGGTTTGTGTTGTCTGCATTGGTCATAGGTCATGATTGTTCTCTCGGTGCACATTTTGGCGGCGAGGTGGTCTGCGAACTGTGCAGCGCAGAACAGTGCAGCAAAGAGACAGACGAGATAACCGGTGGCGAATTTCATGGATCAGTACCCCAGCCATTGAAGGATCAGAACGCCATTGAACATGGATTGATTCCATTCCAATGACTCCACAAAATCAGCAAGGTCCGAGCCGTGTTCATCAAAGATTTGTTCAAGGACTGATTCGGACACGTTGCCGTTGGCGTCAGCGTGTGCCAGGAATGACTGGCAGTAGGTGTTGTCTTCGTACATCAGCACTCTCCTTCCATACGGATGACAAGAGCTTCGTACACCCAGTGTTCGCAGACGTCGAAAACAACGTCAAGCGCTTTGGGCTGTTTCTGCACATAGTCCTGGAGTTGATCCAAGGACTCACAGAGCGCGATGGCTGCGCGGTGGTCGGTGGTGGTCATGAGCATTGGTTGATTGCTGACGCCATCATCGGGCCTAGGTCCTTCAAGGCACAAGGCCTGTTGTGACACTTATCCAACTGGTTGTAGCCGCACAGATCACAAGAGATAGAACCGCGCGCGCGTTATATGCATAGGCACTGCATTGGTATCGGTTGATACCGTCCAGCCTTGCGTATCTGCCTTTCACACAGGTACGCAGACACCACAAACCCTAGTTATTGCAAGGGGTTTGGGCCAGTCCAACCGCGTCCAATCACCCCCTCCCCCCCATCTGGACGCAAAGTAGTACAGGGGTACTGGGGGTGCTGCGTCCTTGGCCGCGCGTATAAATGACTTAAGAAATTTTTGTCATTTTTTATCGGCTTTCTGCTTAGCCCAACACTGCTGACATGTGACCTCAACAATCGGGTAGTTCACATTTACGGGAACTTCTACGTCACATACCTTACATTTCATGATACGTGTATCGTGTAACTCAAATTCCATAGCGTATATAGAGTATATATAGAGTATTGGTGGTTTATGTTGTGTATATGGGGTGATAGATATTATTTTAGTTAAATTACCCAAATGTCATCTAAGTAAAATAATGTGTCTACCGCTCTTGCTATGCGGATTGTAGTAAAGGGGAAAGATTGTCTCCTTCCCCAGTCCAGGGGTCGGGTCCACCCTTCCCTTCCCCTGTATACATGTGGGCTCGGTCTAAACCCAGTTGTGGACTGAGGTCTTGTTTAGCCCTCTTGCCTGTCGTCTTTGGTCTGCATTGAGGCCTAAGACGAGGTGGTTAGCTGAGCCTTGAGGGTCTTCTATGGAAGCTTGGAGCATGTCATTCCATTCTTCACGTTTTCTTTGGTTGACAGCCTCCTGAGCTGAGATAGACATGCAGTCAGTGAAGTATTTGACGCCTTGAGCAAGAGCATCGAGTCTGTCATCATGCTTGACAGCCCCTTTCTCCCTACACATACGGGACATCTGATAAAAGAGCATGTAAAGGAGTCTTTTTTCAGGTGCTTCGTCTTTATTCGACTTGTAGTCCCATTCAATGACGTTTTTATCGACAATAAGTCGATGTTGGTTCATAATAGGTTCAAGGGCATCAATAATTCTGTCTTCTTTGCGTACATTGGCACGGACTTCTTCGACATCTATGCCTTGTTTTGTCTGTTGGAGGTGTTTTTTGAACAGCTCACCAACAATGCCGTCACCAAAGTTGGTTTCGACTACCAGCTTAGTTACATTGTACTTTTTACAGACTCTCAGAATGTCCAGGAGCGTGTTGTCTGAGTATCCGTCTCTGTAAGCACACATTTCGTGCAAGTACAGGAAACCGTTACGTTGGGAGATAAAAGCTGCGCTTGTCTCATCTGTGCCACGACCCGACGGGTCAACCGAGCAGATGCTCTCCGTGTAAGGATGCCATTCTCCTTGTATGCACATTGGACTGTAGAAATAATCTCCAGGTAATCCGACAGTTGGTAGTTCTTTGATGACGTTAGATCTGTCTGAGCACCAGACGATGCTGTCAGGAGCAGTGGTAGGATTAACAGAGGTGACGATGAGGTCAGCCATCTTAAGTGGGAATTTTTCTGCATCGGATAGTGAGGTATCGAGCATAAACTGGAGCATGAAGTTGCTCCGTCCCATGGCTGCTTCACGTTCGATGAGGTCATCATCAGCGAAGCGGTCCGGGTCTGTTACTTCCCAGGGTTCAGCACCGTTGTCTATATCGGCCACTAGCTGCGGCGCTAAGAGGCCTTCGTACTGGCTTACCTTACGAGGGTACCTAGCAGGCCAAACAAAGGGCTTGTAGGACCTCTCAGCTAGCTTACGATAGACTGTGAAGGTTGTCTGAGGTGTACCTAGGAAAAGAATGCGGCTATCGTCTTTAGGTGTTAGGATTGACTCAGCTTCTGTACAGAGTTGAAGTAGCTTTTCTCTCATGAGTTCGGTCATGGAGTTACCAGGTACTTCTACGTCGTCTAGAATCATGAGATCAGCGCGACTACCAGTAAGTTGACCAGTAATGCCCACAGACTTAACTGAAGGAGCTTGGTGAGGGCTACAATTAACGTCAAACGAGATTCTGGACCATCGGGAGTCATCGGCTTTAGGACGTAGGTGAACTAACCACGGTGTTTCGATAATGAGTTTCTGTAAAAAGATAGACATGTTGTCGGCCCGTTCTTTAGAGGCCGAGATGATCATGATCTTTTTTTCAGGGTCATTGAAAAGTGTCCACAGAACAAAGGCTCCAGTAATCCAGCTCTTTCCCACACCACGGAAAGCCTGTATTTGAAGACGCTTAGGTCCAAATTGAAGGTAGTCTGCGATTGCATATTGTGCACGGGTAGGCGAAGGTAAATCAAGCTGAACCCACAGAGCTTGTAGGAACAGCTTGAAATCATCTTGCAACGCCTGAACGACGTTGTTCATGTTTTATTTCATGCGGGTGTTATAGCTTTTGCCACGCCAGGTGAAGGTCTTTTTACCTTCGCGACGTGCTTTGGCAAATGCTGCATCAAAGTTAGAGGCACCTGCTGCACGGGAAAGTCTGGTTTCATCTGACTTATAGTCACTAGGAAGATTGGACATACCACGTTTTGCAGGTTGTGTCTTTTGTTGGCTGCCACGGATAGCACCGTAAGCATCACCCAGGAGTTGTGCACCTGCCATAAGGCGTGCAGGCATATCACTACGAGGGTTGATCAGCAGTCCGACGTTGCGTACGGTGTTAGCACCACGAAGCATGGTGCCAGGAGTTTTAGGTCCGGTCTGTGTCTTAGTAGCGGGTGTGTTTCGTGAACCAATCATGCCGCTGACACGGCGGCTAGGACCCTGCTGTGGAGGATTAGCTGGGCCTTGTGCACCACGAGGTGCGCCAGTAGCAGTGCGGGTAACGCCACGGCCACGGGTCACACGGTCTTTAGAACCAGTGTCACGTGCGACTTGTGCTGCTTTTTGACGTTGTACACGTCCACGTCCGTCGTTACGGATAGGAGTCTTAGCGGTTGTGCGACCGCGACGGTTGTAAGTACGTTTTGCCATCAGCGGCTGCTCCGACGTGCACGACGACGATCAGCAATCGACAGACGAGGGCGACGTTTTGTAGTCGTAGCTGGTTTGTTGTACCGACGAAGTGCTGCAGCGTATTGAGATTGACCAGCACGACCAGCAGGATAGCTAGAACGCTTAGGCTTGCCTTTCAGTGCAGGTTGAGACGGCATGTTTTGACCACGAGTGCCGCTGGAAGAACGGAAGAAGTTGCTCTTGGCCTTTTCTTCGTTCTTTGCGATGTAGCCTTGGCTAGAAGAGCTATAGAAACGACGCTCTGCCTCTGCGCGGGTCGTTTGACGGGGCTTAGATGCAGCAGGCTTTGCTTTAGGACGCGGCTTAGGGTTAGCAGGTGTGTCTCCTGCCTTTACCATTGCTTTGTACTGTTCAAAAATCTTCTTTTGTGCAGCAGTTGGGCTTTTGAGCTTAGACATGTTTGCCTTAGCCCAGTTAAACATAGCAGGAGAAAGTTTTTTTGCCATTACTTAATGTGAGATAAAATAAGAGTTTCTCTGAGACGGTTGATGCCGAATGTTGCTCTCATCCACGAGAGCCAATTACTACTTCCTTTGTCCTGATTACACTGTTTGCAGCAAGGTACGAGATTGCTTGTAATGTCTTCACCACCAAAGGTTCTTGGGTGAACGTGATCCAAAGTAAGTTCGTGTAAGTCATAGGTTTCTCCGCAATAAACACATGTGCATCCAAAGTGTTCTTTGATGCTGCGCCTCCAAAGGCGCTTGGCTTCAGAGGACGTCATGGTTATTAGGTTGTAAATGTAGTGATCAGGAGTAGGAAGTAAAGGGGTCATGCGTAACGTTGTTTCATGCGTGGACGACGGCGGTTTGCAGATGCATTCTCTGTCTTACCTTTGCCAGGTCCAGTATGAGAAGCGTCTTTGCCGTCTCCGTTACCGTACGTGCCAAGCTTGCGATTAAGCTTGTTTGCTGCTGTACGGATCATGAGCCCTTTATTAGTTTTGTTGTAACGCGATTGCTGTCGTAGTCTGCGTCGTTTAGCCTTTGGGTTGGCTTTGTAATAAGTAGAAGTTTTCATCGGCTATACAGCCTTGATTGGACGAGTTCGGGGTCAACTTCTGGCATGACACTAGCCAGTTTAGCGAGAGGGTTGTTGTCCATAGCAACACCACTAATGTCATTAGTTTTGAGCCAGTCACAAGCTGCTTTGAGGTCTTGTGTAGTGGCTTCACCCGATTTAATACGAGTTAGAAACTCTTTAGTCACCAGATTGTGCAGTTCGTTAAACTGATCCTCTGTTGCTTTCTTTTTCATACGTTGTAGCCTTTGCGCTGACCAGGAAGCCCAGCTTTTTTTACAGTAGGCACCCACATTTTCATGTGTGAGTCATATACTTTCTTAGTGCCCAGGCGCTCTGTATTTCCAGCAGCATCACTTCCGGGTCTCGGTCTGTAACCGGGACCTGCTTGTGCAATCCTAGTCGGTTTCTTGGGTTTTCTTGTCCTTTTGTTCATTTGTCACCGATACGATGGGTATGATGTCGTGACATATAACTTCGACACGACTGCCTGGCCTAAATGTAAAGCCAGCTTTCATGATTTCTGTACACTTCGATGCTCTGGTCAACTCATACAGGAGCCGCATTTTTTGTTCGTGCCTACGTGCTATCTGTTTGCACTGCTCAATCATGCTGCCGTCTAGCGGAATCATGAAAGACATCTGCATACCATAGTTGTTAGACCGAACATAACCGTCAGCTTCGTACGGAATAGTGTCATTGCCCATGTAGAACGGGCTAAATGTCATCGTAGCGCCGTTGCAAGAGTTATTAGCACCAAATATCTGTCTACTTGGTGCACCATTATTCTGGAATTGTACAGCTTGGTTAGTAACATTTCCCGTTGCAGCTGCGACCGGGTTAGATGTATTTTGTACCTTTGGATCTTCTGCGTATGCAGGAGTTATTGCGAGAAGATAGAGAGCGAGGTAGTGGTAGAGGTGGATTCGATAGTTTCTGTGACGTCGATTGTCTCTACGACTCCTGCATCGCGGGTGGTGATCTCTAGTGACCATGGGTCTCCAGCGGTGGTTACTGAAAAGGTTGTGCTATCACCAGCAATATCTGAGCTGGGAGTTACGTTAGACCCAGACCAGCTATTGTAGTCACCACCAAACACCTCAGTCTCAATAGTACGTTCGATGTCGATAGTGGTAGTTGTGGTGGATTGCATCGACCCCTGGGTAAACTGTGGGGTGACAGTCTGTGCTGAGACCGGAGCAGCCAACAGCAACAGCAAAAGTAGTTTTTTCATTTTGGTGGGTCAGATTTAGAGTTTTTATCTACACGAGAAATGCCATAGGAAGCTAAAGTTCCACTGAGCAAAGAGGCCACAAATGTTGGGTCCATCTTTTGTAGCATTCCCATGTATGATGCAGTTAAAACGCCTGCACTCCAAAACAGGACAAGTGCTTTTACAATCTCTCCGCAAAAGTCACTCAGCCACGTGTGGTGTCTTTTCTCCATCTTTTTTCTTCCGGGTAAGTAGTTTCTTAAACACAGGTTTTAAGATGTTTACTGTCCATTTGAAAACTGCAGTGGCTGTAAGGGTGGCTGCAACGGATACAACGGCAGTTGTGCCAGCGGTGACTAAGATTTCGTTACTGGGAAGAGGTACAGTAAAATCAGTATTAGGTACATCAAAATAACGAATGTCACTCGGCAGGTTTACTGGCGGTGGTTTAGGTTTGGGTTTTTCTTCCGATGTCTTGGATCCTTTGACCCCTGGGGGTGGCCGGAGGTCGCTAGGAGGCACCACAAGCGGCTTGTATGAAGGCAAATCAGCTCGTGGTACCTCTAGCACCGGACGTGGTAAAAGAAGGGGTTCAGGGAGCCGTAGAGACGGTAGTACCGGTGGCTCTCCTAAATCCATCAGCCATCACCAAACAAACCGCGTTCGAGAACGTCAACGGCTGCGTCGTCTACAGTGTTGTCAGACTTTTCAGCAAGTTTGCGGAGCAAGTCAACAATAAGACGCTTTACTTTGTCGCTACCAAGGAACGACATCAAAACTGGACGGATAAGGGTGATCATGAATCTGCGGGGGTAGGTGTGTTGCCTTCAGCGACCCACTCAAGGTATTCTTGGTAGTCGGTGTTGGCAGGGTCAAAAGGTATATAGGATCCCGATTCAAGATGTAAAACGATATTAGGCTCTTGTCCAGAAATTGGGTGACTAATAAGTTGATACATGGTCAAAGCTCCGCTGTAAGTTCGCACTGTGCAGAGATGTAACTCCCTACTTGGACAAGAGTAAAATTGGTCGAATGTAAATCAGAAAAAGTGGGGGCACTGCCAACCTGGGCAATTACATTTCCAGTAGGTGTTGCTCGCATGGTTGTAGGGAGCATAAAACCACTATTGCCGCCAGTTGTATATACCCTGCCTGATTGCCTAAAATAATACCTCTGACACCTAGCAAGCTCATCGCCGTAGCTTCTGTGCTCGAACGGTGTCGCCTTTTCGCCAACTTCTAGGGAAAGTCCCGTAAAATCAAAAGTGGCCCCTGTTGTTGTGGCCCATGTGCTAGTCATGGTAGGGACGTAATCACCAGTATTAGTAAACCAAGTGTCTGCAGGAGCATTTGGACCTGAGTAGGTATGTCCATACCAAATAACAAATCTAACTGTTAAACCACTTTCATTGTTATTGTCAAATTGCAGGGACGAATCACCTGGAATTTTCTCCTCGATTTTAGTCCAAGTGTTAGCCGTAAGAGCTATAGGAATATAGCGAGCCTTTGCAGCGTCAGTATCGTACAAATATACATAGTATGTTTGACTTACTGATGCTCTAACCCAAAACGAAAGAGTTAAATAACTGCTGCTGCTGGTGTAATTCCAGCCAGAGCCAGCAAGGTCTTGAGATTCGACTCTGTAGTCAATTTCTCGATAAGTTGAAGCGCCAGCACTTGATGCAGTATCGTTCGCAAGTCTATAAAAGTTTCTAAATCCGTAGCTGTAAGGTGTATCTGAAGACGTAAGCGATTGTTGGGATCGTGTATTGGTATCGCTAGTCATCGTTTTAATACGATCGACAGTCGTATAGCCCTGTGCAGTACTGCTCGTCCCACGCTGCGCCACTTGCATCGCACCATTGATAATCAGGTTGCGATTGCTCAACGCACCAGCGGTCGGCATCTGTGCGCCGTCGACGGTGACGTGACCATCGTTATCTAGCTGGATGCCACCATTAGCGGTTGATGCGTGTTGAATGGTTGATACTTTAATTGTACTCACTCTGCTGCCTCCGGTGTGTTACCTTCAGCGACCCACTCAAGATACTTTTGGTAGTCAGTGTTATCAGGATCAAATGGAATTACAGAAGTAGATTCGATGTGTTGAACGGCATCTGTAACAAGGTCGCCGTTGTAATC